AATTGGTTGGAACGGAACTGGAAGCATGACGATTTATTACGTGACCAGCCGTTTCCGTCAGCTCATGCTGGACTATATGACTACAGGTAGGGATACAAACTTTGATATAACCATTACGAATGAGGATCCTAACTCTAGTATTGGCTTGCAGACCATTACGCTGCTTGGTGTCAATCTGGACAGCGTCGTTATGGCATCGCTGGATACAGAGTCGGATGCGCTTGAGGAAGATATCGACTTTACGTTTGAAGGCATTGATATGGGCCAAGCCTTTAATGCACCAACATCAAACTAAAATACAGGAGGAATATATACAATGAGTGAATTTTCAGCTTTTTTTGCACA